AAAATTATTAATGGTGAGTACGAGATTATTATTATTAACTATGATGGCGTAGGGGTAGTACGAGATGTAATTGCTAATGGAGGCTTTGATTTAATCGTAGTCGACGAAGCTAATGCGTATAAGAGCCCATCTACAACAAGATGGAAAACACTAGCTAAAATATTAAAACCTGAGACTCGTCTATGGATGCTCACTGGAACGCCTGCATCTCAATCACCCATCGATGCTTATGGATTAGCTAAGTTAGTTTGTCCACAACGTATACCGAAGTTTGCTATGGCATGGCGAGATCTAGTGATGCACCAAGTCACTAAGTTTAAATGGATACCCAAGCCTAACTCGAGGCATGAAGTCTTTAAAGCGCTAAACCCTGCGATACGCTTCGCTAAGAATGATTGTCTTGATTTACCCGAGGTCATGTATCAAACACGCGAAGTACCTTTGACAACCCAAGTCATGAAATACTACAAGGCATTAAAAGAACAGATGTTGATCGAGGCAGCAGGGGCACAAGTGACCGCAGTTAACGCTGCCGCAGGACTTAATAAACTATTACAGATTTCAGGTGGAGCTGTTTATACAGATAAGCATGATGTTATTGAGTTTGATATTAGCCCACGCCTTAAAGAGCTAAAAGAAGTCATTGACGAAACAGAACATAAGGTGATAATATTCGTACCCTATAGACATACCATCGAGGTCGTAGCTAGGTTTTTAGATAAAGAGGGCGTTACAAATGAGATCATTAATGGGGATGTTACAGCAACCAAGCGAGCCAGTATTATAAGTAGATTCCAAACAGATGATGATCCAAGAGTCCTAGTCATACAGCCTCAAGCTGCGTCTCACGGAGTGACGTTAACTAGAGCAAACACGGTAGTCTTCTGGTCTCCTGTGATGTCAGTTGAAACATATCTACAATGTGTTGCCCGTATGGATCGCGTAGGACAAAAGAATAAGATGACTGTAGTACACCTACAAGGATCAGATGTAGAAAAGAAGATGTATAAGATGCTACAAGGTAAGGTAGATATGCACACTAAATTAGTAGATCTTTATAGAGAGGAGCTTGGAGAGTGATATTAAATACTTTCATGGCGGGGTTCCTTTTATATAATTTCCATGCTAATATGTGGTTTTGGATCGGCTATATACTAGTTATATTATTTGAGGTACTATATGAGTTGGATCAATTAGAGAAAGATAAACTAAGGAGAAAGAAATGATTATTAGATTAACAAACGCAGCAAAAGAATATGAAGGTGAGCCACTACTTCTTAATACTAAGCATATACTATCAGTGTTTGGTATTGAAGAAGTTAAAGATGTAGATGGCAAGAAAATGATTACTTACCCCACTGCTATATATACAGTTACACAACAATCATGGACAGTAGAGGAATCAGTGAAAGAAGTATATGAACTAATTAAGGAGTGTAAAGATGAGTGATGCACCACAACTAGATGAATTAGTACAAACTTATTTGACTATAAGATCAGAAAGGGATAATATAGCAAGAGAATACGAAGCAAAGGACGCACAGTTAAAAGCGGACATGTTTCAGTTAGAACAGGTGATGTTAGGTGCCTGCAATGATATAAATGCTGATAGTATACGTACGGGGAATGGCACTATCATTAAGTCTCTTAAAGAGAACTTTGTATGTAGCGATTGGAATAACTTTAAGCAGTACGTTATCGAGAATAACGCAATCGAGTTACTTCAACAACGCTTACACCAAAGCAATTGTAAAGAGTTCTTTAATGGTAAGGAAGACGAAGGACTGCCACCCGGCATCAGCACAATGCGAGAATTTGGCATTGTAGTACGCAAACCAACCAGTAAATAATTAGTGGAGATATAGTTATGAATACAGAATTATCAGTAATATTGCAGAACAGTCCTAGCCTAATTCAGACAGGGTTAGATGAAGATACCTTAGCCGTTGCCGGTGGTGCACTGGGTAATGCGACCAAGCGTATATCAATCCGTGGTGGAGTATTTCGTAAGATAGTCGGTGGCAAAGAAGTAAGTGCTATTGAAGACCGTCATATGAATGTAATCATCGTTAAGATGGCTCATGCCGCATCTAGAACATTTTATGCATCGTCATATAAAGAGAATGAGAAAGTTAGTCCGTCATGTTGGTCTAGTGACTCTCGAGTACCTGATGCTGACGTAAAGACACCGCAAGCAAAATCATGTGATGCATGCCCACAAAGTGTTAAAAGTGGTGCGGGTTCATCATGTCGCCTTTCATGGCGTCTAGCTGTTGTACTACCTAATGATCCTGCAGGCGATGTTATGCAGCTCGTATTACCATCAACATCATGTTGGCAAAAAGAAGATAGTGGTAAGTGGGGTTTCAGACCATATATTCAAATGTTAGCAAGCAATAACGTAAGCGCTAGCCGTGTCGTTACTAAGATGCAATTTGATACTAAGTCTCCTACGCCTAAAGTACTATTCTCTCCTGCAGCCGCAGTTGATCCAGGTGATATGGATGTAGTCGCAAAACAAGCAAAGAGTCAAGCTGCTGAACAAGCAGTTAAGTTAACCATCTTCCAACCTACAGAAGAAAGCGAAGCTCCTCAACAAGCTCAAGCTACACCAGCTCCAGCACAAGCAACGCCCGCTGAGGCTCAAAAGAGTGACGTTGACTCAACAGAACCAGTATTGAGAGAAACTACACAAGCTCAACCTAAGCCTGTAAATAATGTTAATGACATTGTAAAGAAGTGGTCAACAAAAACGTAATGGCAATAATGTATAGTGAGAAATTTAGACTTGAATTAAGCAAGTTTAACAGCAATTTGATAGGGGTTAAATTAGCCAAGTTATGTGTTAAGGCAGATGTACCCCCTATTGAAGTTGCCGAAAAATGTAATGTATCTAGACTGACAGTTTATACATGGTTTAGAGGTGGCCCTATACGAAGTAAGAATTTAGAGAAAGTAAAGATACTGATTAAAGAATTAGAACAAAAAGTAGTACAATAACAGTATCCCGAAAGAGATCGAAAAAAATGCATATTGATGCAGCGGGATAACTTTGACTAAAAATTTAGGAAAGCAAAATGATAAGAGAATTTTATACGAAAGCATTGCCTACTAAAGGGGTTTATTGCATAGCAGATATAGACCCAATAACCAAGAGGACTAGACACAAATTTGTAGAGTCCATTGATGATTTAGCAGAAACAATTGAAACAAAAAGAGACGATAAGACAAATATATTTGTAGCCATGAGTTCCTTCAAAGGCTATAGCCGTAAGGCAGATGAAGCTATTTATGCTAGGTCATTTTTTATAGATCTAGATGTAGGTGAAACTAAAGATTACCAATCTAAAAAAGAAGCATTAGATGATCTAGATAAATTTGTATTAGAGTCAGAATTACCTGATCCTGTGATAGTAGATTCAGGCGGTGGCATTCATGCCTATTGGTTCTTTGATCGAGATATTGATACAATTGAATGGAAACCTTATGCTGAGAAGTTTAAAGACTATTGTATTAGTCATGGCTTAAAGATTGATCCTGTAGTAACAGCAGATGCGGCTCGTATTCTACGTAGTCCTGATACGTTTAATCATAAATCAGACCCTCCAAGTAGAACTTTTATCTATAGGCACGATGAATTACCTGTGTATACCTTTGATGAGTTTAAAGATTTCTTAGGTGAAATTACTCAGTCATTAGAGTCTATATTCCAATCTGTACCTAAAGGTTTATCAGAAGACCAAAAGAAAATGCTTAAGCTTGATAACTTCGAGTCTAACTTTCAGAAGATTGCCGTTGATAGTTTAGAAGGTAAAGGATGTAATCAACTTAAATATATTTTAGAAAATGTAGCAACTTTAACAGAGCCTATTTGGTATTCAGGGTTATCCATAGCCCAACATTGTAATGATAGAGAAGACGCTATTCGAGCAATATCAGAAGGCCATCCGGGGTATGATAAGAACGCCGCAGAAAGAAAAGCTCAAGCTACACAGAACATGCCTCATTCATGTGAAACATTTAACTCAGTCAATCCTGGTGGCTGTGAAGGCTGTCCGCATCGAGGCAAGATTACTAACCCATTAGCACTAGGAAAAGTATTTAATATAACTCCTGCATCAGACAATCCTGTTGTACATCAGTTTGACGCTAAGACAGGCACAGTTGTATCTATGCTGAAAACTTTACCCGAAGAACTTTCACCGTATGTATATGGTAAAAATGGTGGTATTTATTATATGCAACAAGAAACAAATGAGCATGGGGAAGTTACCCGTAGTATCCCAATCACAGTATCTTTATATGATATATATCCAGTTAGACGCATATTTAGTATAGCTGATGGAGAGTGTTTAGAAATGAAGGCGCTATTACCTAATGATCCTGAAAGAAAGTTTTTATTGCCATTGAAACATGTATACGCAGTAGAAAAGTTTAAAGAGATCATTGCAAGTAATGGCATATTATTTAGTCCAGGAAATAAGGAAGTGGGGCATCTATTGCAATATATTATTAAATGGGGTCAATACCTAATGAACAAAGGCGCTGCAGACGTAATGCGAATGCAGATGGGGTGGACTCCAAACAGAGAATCCTTTGTTATCGGTGAAGATGAAATTACTAGGGACGGCAAAACAAAACCTTCTCCTACGTCTCCTCTTTGTCGAGGCATAGCAAAACATTTAACCAAACATGGTACGTACGAAGAATGGAAAGTGGCAGCAGATAAACTTAATATGCCAAGTTTAGAACTTCATGCATTTACTATGTTAGCTGGGTTCGGCTCAGTTCTAATGGATTATACATCAACCTCTGGTGTCACAATTTGTTTAACAGGGGAATCAGGTGCAGCTAAGACTGGAGCTTTATATTCAGCTTTATCTGTATGGGGTAACCCTAAAGATTTATCAGTACTCGAAGCTACGGCTAATGGTATGACAGGTCGATATCTAGGATTACATAATCTTCCATTTGGTTTAGACGAAGTTGGCAATATCCTACCTAAAGACTTATCACAGCTTATTCATAAAATCTCACAAGGTAAATCTAAAATCCGTATGCAAGCATCAGTTAATGCAGAACGAGATCATGAGATGTCAGCTTCGATGATTGCTATGTTTACGTCTAACCACTCATTATACGACAAGCTAACAGGGTTAAAGAAAGATCCTAATGGTGAAGTAGCCCGTTTAATTGAGTTATCTGTACGTAAGCCTGATGCATTTAAAGACGACGCTTCACTTGGCCGTGAGATATTTGACAAGTTTAGATTTAACTATGGCTGGGCTGGACCTTTGTTTATACAAGAAGTTTACAAGGTAGGCGAACATGCATTACAAGACATGATTACTAAGTGGGGTATTAAGTTTAACGAAGACTTTGGTCGTGATACTGCATATCGATTCTATGAGAACTTAGTCTCTGCTACGATGACTGCAGGTGAGATTACGAATAAAACAGGCATTACTAATTTTGATTTAGATCGGGTCTATCGACGCATAGTAGGAGAAATGATTGCTATTCGAGATAACGTGGTCAAAGTTAACGCAGTTGACTACGAGTCAGTATTGTCAGACTATATTAATAGAAATCAAACAGGTATCCTTATTATGAAAGATGGTAAAGCAGTGATGGAACCCCGTACAGCTTTAGTGATTCGAGTTGAAGTTGAAGGTAACATGATGTTTATATCTAAGACTGAGTTTGAAAAGTATCTTAACGAAATGTCAGTAAGTTCTAAAGAGTTCTTATATCAAATGAAACAATCAGGTATTGATATTGATGCTACACGAGATATGAAAAAACGCATGAACGCAGGCTGGAGAGATATTGGTAAGTCAGCAACAAGAGTCTATAAGTTAAATCTTAATTCAATTCCAAAAGATATTATTGGAGGAGTTGTATCTGAATCTGCATGATGAACCCGAATGGATCTTTCCATTCGAAGTAATGGAATTAGGTGAGAGTTTCTTTATACCAACATTGAAGCCCTCGCCTCTTATCTATGCTATTGAGTCTGGCGCTAAGCGAGCTCGAGTAAGAGTTAAAGTTTATGTGACTACTAAAGATGGCTGCCTAGGAGTTAGGGCTTGGAGGATAGGTTAGAATCCTGCTTTTAATCTTAGCTTCTCTACGTTAGCTAATATTCTTTCCTGACGCTGACGGATCTCTTCGAGTTTAATTCGTTTTTGTTCGCTAGGCATAGTACGATCATTGTATATTTTTTTCTCAGCTGCTCTAATTTTAGTTAACTGATTATTCATGTTGTTCACCGCAGATTTAACTTTTAAGAGCTCTTCATTTTTCTCTCTATATTCTTTACGTTCTTCTGGCGTACCTTCTTTTTTAAGCTTGTTAAATGTATTTACAGCTGTAGATACTTCATCACGAAGTTCATAAAAGTCATTCATAAGTTTAGTGCCATGCTCTTTAGCTATAAATGCTGACATGCCCGGAATAGATGCAACACTATCTCTAATAGATTTATCAGGTTTAGGTATATCAGATCCTGCATTAATTAAAGCATCAGTTGCCATTAAAGCTAAACCACCTGTATAGCCAAAGTAAGCTTTTAATAGGTGATCTGTTTTCATTGGGGAGATACCAAAGTTACCTAATGCCTTTGCTAATTCAGAAGTATTGTTGGTGTACTGTTTGTAAGTTTCTAATTGCTCTAAACCTTGACCTACGATAGCTCGATCAGTAAAGAAGTCATGATTAGTTGTTACTTCAAGAATAGGTTTAATCGCTTGAGGTAATACGTTAGGACCTAATAGTGCGTTAGATAGACCATTCTTCATAGCCTTCATAGCTTTAGTACCGTCTTCTGTAGCATCAGCCATAGTTAATTGATAGATATGTTCAGGCAAGATTTTAGCTATTAATGTAAATACGTCTGGGCGTAATGGTAGACTCATACCTGTGCCAGGAATATATAACTTACGATCACGGATTGATGGGTCGGCGCTCTTATAAGTATCATCATCACTAATCATAATATTGTAAACTAATGCTAATGCTGCAACCTTAGCTGCTGTACTAGCTAATACTCGATGAGCTTCAGCTTTTTGTTCAGGAGCAATACCACGACCAGAGATTACTTTAGCTGCCACATTCATAGATTGTAAGTAAGCCCCAAAGAATGGAACAGTCTGTCTCATAAATGTAGCTTCTTTAGATGCGCCCGCACGACGGAAGTTAATTACTTCAAATGCTCGTTCAATGGCTTTAGCTTTATCGCCTGTTTCTTTTAAGGTTCTATTAAAGATAGCTTGACGTACAGCATTGTCTGATGCCATAGAGAATTTTTCTAGTGGACTTTTAATCTTTTGCATGAGAGACGGACTACGAAGTCCTGCACCAATTTCAGCTTGTAGCCTACTTGCTTCTGCAGAATAATCTTTAACGCCTACAGCGCCTACTGATCTTAATGCTTCGTGCGCAGCTGAAGTACCGCGTAAAGTTTTATAAAACTCTTTCATAACTTCTAAAGGAATAGCAAAAGGGCTTTTAACACCTGATGTAAACATTGCACCAAACGCGTCTTGAGATAACTGGCCTATTGAGAACAATGGATTTAATACAATGTTTTGGCGTAAGGCATTTGTAAATGCAGCAAAACCTTTCATTGCAGGAATAGCTAATGACTCAATACCTGTAAATGCTTTAACGAAGAGAGGATCACTAAACTCGTATAGATAACGACGTCCACCTTTCCATATACCTACGGTATTGTTTTCCATACCGCGTTGTACTTCATCTACTATTTTAACTTCACCTTCTGGTAAATATTTAGCAGCCACTTCTGATAAGTTTTGAGCAGCTTTATTATTAACACCTTTACGAATAGTATAAGAAATCCAACGCTCCATATTGTCAAATACGTTATTAACTTCTTGCCCACTACCATGTAATTTTTTATCTCTTGCTGCATCAAGTAAACCGCGGCTATATTCACGAGGTCCAGCTTGATTTTCTAATTGCTCAATACGGTAGAATGGAACATAGTCCATTACTTCTAATAATTTTTTAGCTTCGTCTTTAGTATACAAGCCTGTTTCTTCTGCAAACTTTAATACATTAGCACGGACTTTATGCCACTTTTCTTCTACTTTTTCAAGTCCTGGAATTTTATCTTTAAACTTTAACGCGGCATTAATCTGTTCAGGCGTCATATGGATCTTGACTTTATTGTCAAAGAGGAATTTAGATACGTCAGCTTTAGGCTTGCCTTCAGATGTCATTTGTCTGGCACGGGCATCCATTGTTTCGTTTTGTTTAATTAAACCTTGTAGACGCTTAGCTTCTAAATAACGATGTGCATAAGTTTCCATTTCAGAATAAGATACACCTTTTTGTTCCGCTAACTTTTTAATTTCTTTAGTAATATCTACCCAGCTTGTATCACCCTTTTTAACTTCCCATTTATATGTTTCAGGGTTATATTTAATATCACCCATTTCTAAGAACGTATGAGCCACACCTTCGTTATGTAATGCTTGAGAAGTACTTGTTTGATACATTGCTTGACGAACAGCATCCCAAGTTTCTTTACTTCCTTCCATAGCAGAACGTATACCGCGCTGCAAAGCAGCATCAGCTGAAAGCCAATTAGTTTCAAAGCTACGTAAGAAACCTGACGCGCCTGTTTTAGCATCATCATAGTATTGCTTAGCTGTTTCTTTTGGCTTATCACGGAAAGATTGGAATACACTAGGATCTTCTTTTTTAAAGTCTGTGCCAGAAGCTTTTAATATTGCATGAAGTTCTGCATTACGAGGTTGTTCTTTTTTAGCGTATTGAACTGTGCGTTCAAGTAGAGGTTCTCTTGCTTCTAAAGCAACTGGTTTCTTTTCACCTTTTAATGCTTTATGCAACGAGCTATTAATCAAGTCATGCAAATCTCTCACGCTTAATTTGTCAGGACTATATAAACCTTTTTTAATGAGGAAGTTTTTAACGGCAGCTACAACCTTACGCCATAATGTATGTTGGGGCGCAGTCTCACCAATTCGAGCTAATACTTCTTCTGCATGCTCAGCTGAACCTGGTTTTAATTCTGGGTATCTAGCATTAACATAATCGTGCGCAGCAGTTGCTACTTTATCCATCTTGTTCAATCTATTGACCGTACGTAAAACATCGCGGTATATGTCTTTACCAATCATACCTTCTAGACCATAGTGAACACCCATTTCGTGTAGGAGCTTAGCACCCGCATCTGCTTGAGATAATCTATCTGCAATTAAATAAACCTTACCTTTATCAAAGTAAGCTACAGCGTTAGGGTCAAGACCTGCAGGAACATCTTTAGCTTCAATAATATTTAAATCACCACGATTAATTGCTTTATCTACGTTCTTACCAAAGCGTTCTTTTAATGCTTGTTTAATAGTACCAATTGTTTCTTTTGTAATTGCTTGTAATCCACGGGCTTCTTTTACTTTAGTGGCTACATCTCCTATATTTAAAGCTACTCCAGTACGGTCAAATACACCATCATACCCAAAATGTTTTGCAATAGTAGATAAAGCAGACGTAACAAAATCATTTCCAGCTCTATAATAAGGTAATGTATCATGAGATCTATACGCAGCAGTATCTATTGTGTCTCCAGCTTTTAATTTTTTAGAAGAATTTTCATAGAATTGCTCTAACTTAAATAATTTATTAAGTGACTCAGCTTCTTCCGCAGATAATTTATGATTTCTATCAATTAAATTTAAATCTTTTTCGGTAGTAAAACCAAATACTTTTCCTGGTTTACGGGACATTCCTTTAAATTTATCCACACCCGCAGCCATTGTATCTATTTCAGACGCTGCATGACCTTTAGCTAAATTTTTATCTCCAAACCAAACAAGATCTCCTTCATAAGTCATTCCTGAACCAGACCTTCTTTGAGGTCTAGCTTTTAAAATAGATCCACTTTGTTCAATTTCTGTTGCTCTATCTCCATGAGCGCCATGATAAAGTTCAGTCCCTGCAGGAATAGTATGAGTATCTGCATCTTTTGGAATATCACCCAATTTAAATTCTTTTCCAACTCCAGCTTTAGCGTACTTAACACCCATACCTTTTTCAACATTAGCTTCTTCTGCTAGCTGTTCATTAATATTACTAGGCTCTTCTTCTCGCATTCTTAATTCGTTACGAGCTTCAGCCATACGTTGTTCATCACCAAAATGATGTAGAGTTTCGTTATTTTTAATTACTTGCCCTAGGAACTCATATGCGGGTTTTAAATCAAAGTTTTCTCCACGTTCTACAGCTGTATTCATTCTAGCGTCATATGGTAAATATTCATCAAGGCTACCACTTTCAATACGTTCTTGGATAGATTTAGCTTTTTGATTAAATAAATTATAGTAACCTCGTTTTTCAGGTATTCTAGTTTCACCTGTAAGTTCACGAAGATCAGCTAAATTAATGCCGCCATCTTTACGTAAGGTTGTTAATAGGTTTGGTGTGGTAGGTTTAGTGGCTGCTTCTATTGGAGCGTTGATGCTCTCTTTTCTTGCTCGAGCTGCACTAACATCAATTGGAGTCCCATTATCTCTAAGTCTGTTAAGTGCTTCATTTCCTGCGGTAACTCCTGGCTCGGGTTGTCCAAATATTGAAAGATTTTCGCTAGCTCTTCGTTCGTTAACTCGTGCATCATTTCCATTTTTAATGTCCTCCAAACGATTTGAAAACTGCTTAAGATTATTTAGTACAGTTTTACTTGTACCATTATAGTTTTCTATTTCTTGTTGTATCTTAGGCGCGTTCTCTGCGTTTAGTTCCATTCCTTTAATATTTTTTAAGAAGCCAGCATTAGGTGCAGTACCAATTGCTTTAGTGAAATTATCATCGATATGAGTTACATTGTCAATAGTAGGTAATTCTGGACGTTTAGCCAATGACACAATGTTTTTTGGAAGGTCTTCAAATGCTGTTTGACGGGCTTGAGTAGCTTGCTTAATTGCTTCTTGTTCTGGAAGGTTAACTGCATCTGCAATTGATTTAGCTAGCTTACTACCTTCTGGCGCATAGTTACCAAATTTATTTGGAGCGTTGGCGGCATCAAAATCTTCTTGCGCTTTTTTAGCGGCTTCTTCTTGAGCCATTTGTTCTGCTAATGCGTCTTGTTCTGCTTGAAATGCAGCTTGTTCTTTTTCTTGCTTAGCTGTTTCTATCTTATCTAATTTATCTTGTCTTATAGCAGCAGCTTCACCAATCTTAGCTTCAGCGGCGCCACGTCCAGTTGGATGTAATGCGCCAAATACAGGAGATAGTATTGCAGCAGTTTTAAGTGATCCCATCATTTCTTCGGGAGACAATAAAGGCTGTCCTGTTTGAAACCTTTCAACATCTTCAGTACCAATCATCATACCTGTGCCAGCAACTGTATTAGCTAACATAGATTGAGCATAAGTTTTAGCACGCCCAGACAAAGATTCTAGAGCCGCTTCTTTAGTAAGAGTACCTTTTGCAATTTGGGGAGCAAGTGCTTCAGCTTCAACTAAAAGTTTAGGTCCTAATGCTTCAGCTAATCTACCAACGCCTGGCATACCTATTGTAGCAATAGCAGTTTTAGTTAGTCCTGCAGCAACAGATTTTAAAGCATCGGGTTCCAAGCCTGCAGTTCTTCTAGCTTC